TTAGTGAGCTTCAACGCGTTACCATCCTTCTTAACAGGACCAGAGAAGAGATTGCTAAAGAGTACGTTACAAAGCAAGAAGTCCATGCAGACATCACTAGGGTTTTGGACCGTCTTGATAGACTGGATGAAAAACTGGATAGGCTTATGGAGGTTAGAAATGCCAAGTAGCAGTAAGAAACAGCATAACTTAATGGCTGCTGTGGCGCATAACCCCGCGTTTGCTAAGAAAGTAGGAATTCCGCAGTCAGTGGGTAAAGACTTTAGTACTGCTGATAAAGGTAAGAAGTTTGCAAAGGGCGGCGTGCCACGTCCAGAGGTAGAAGGTGTTAACAAAGCGAAGACTGAGCACGGTGCTTTGCAATTATTTTCAAAAGGTGGAAGTATCATGGCTAAAGAGAAAAATGGTTTGACAACAGCAACTATGAGTAAAGTTCGTACGGCTGCGCCTAGTAAAGACGGTGTTGCTGAACGCGGCAAGACTAAAGGTAAACAAATCAAAATGGCTGGCAACAGCATAGGCACAGGCGCTGCTATGAAAAAAGGCGGCATGGCTAAAATGAAGAAATAAGGATTTATTATGAAAAACGATTTTCCTCCAATGATGAAAGAGAATACACCTGATCACGCACACAACGTAGAACACGTTGAAAAAATGTACGGTGGCGATGGACACAAGCCTGCACATGAAATGTTTGGTCAACACGCTGCTGGACACAAAAAGTTCCACGAACATGTTAAAGCCATGTGTGGTGGCGGGATGACTAAAAAATGATGGCGAGTCGGGGTATGGGGGCGGTTGCTCCCTCCAAAATGCCTAAAGGTGTGACCAAAGCTCGTCGCGATGATACGAACTTTCAAGAGTTCAAAAAGGGCGGCAAGATCGGGTTGTACGCTAACATCAATGCCAAACGTAAAAGTGGGGCAAAGATGCGCAAGCCTGGAGATGCAGGGGCTCCTACTAAACAAGACTTCATTAATTCAGCTAAAACAGCAAAGGGTAAAAAATGAGTATTGCAAAACTAATGGAAGACGAAGCACACTTGCTATTGCAAGAGCTTCAACAGCACGTTATTAACCAAGTGTCTAAAGGCAATAAGATCAATCAACGTTTACAAGAAATACTTGTTCATTTGGAGGCCCATGTTAATCCTACTCCCGCTCCTGTTGTGGATGCTACCCCTGTGGTTTCTGAGCCTGTAGTTGAGGCGCCCCAGACCGTTGCCCAAGAGCAATCTGCAGCTAACAAAGCCAACTAAGCATGACCATCTCCACGCTCAACTCAATGACGTCAGGTACGGCGTCGTTTAACCTCAATCTCACAGAAGCGTGCGAAGAGGCATATGAGCGTGCAGGTTATGAAATGCGTTCCGGCTACGACCTGCGCACAGCGCGTAGGTCGCTTAATTTATTGTTTGCGGACTGGGCAAACCGTGGCATCAATATGTGGACGATTGAGCAAGGTACGATTACTTTGCAAGCAGGACTAAACACATACGCATTGCCAAATGACACAGTGGATCTTTTAGATCACGTTATTAGGACAAACCCTAACAATACGTCCACTCAGTCGGACTTAACGATTACGCGTATCAGTTCTTCAACATACGCAACTGTCCCAAACAAGCTTAATCAATCGCGCCCCATTCAAGTTTGGGTGCAGCGTTTGGACGGTCAAATTTACCCAACTGGGTTCACAGTTGCCAGTGCGGTTACTACGACAGCCACTTCTATTACGCTGACTTCTGTTGCTAACCTTGCTTCTGCTGGGTTTGTAAACCTAGTATCAAATGGCACAACCGAGACGATTTACTACAACTACGTAGACACAACCAACAACATTTTAGGCAATTGTTTTAGGGGACAGAACGGTACAACGGCGTCTAGTTTTCCTGTAGGTTCTACAGTTAATGTACCCAATCTTCCAGCCATTACAGTATGGCCTACCCCAGACAATGTGCAGACTTATCAGTTTGTCTACTGGCGTATGCGCAGGACGCAAGACGCGTCGCAGTACGGCAATAACGTCATGGACGTACCATTCAGGTTTATTCCGGCTATGATTGCGGGGCTTGCCTATTATGTTGCGCTCAAAGTGCCAGACGGCATGCAACGTTTGCAAGTACTCAAACAACAATACGACGAGTTCTGGGAACTTGCGGCGTACGAAGATCACGAGAAGGCTGCCCTACGCTTAGTGCCAAGGCAGATGTTCATAGGTGGTGGTATCTAAATGGGTAATCGGTTTTCATCCGGCAAGAACTCGATTGCCGAGTGTGATCGGTGCGGGTTCCAATTTAAGCTTCGCGAACTTAAAAAAGAAGTTATCAAGACAAAGACGTATGACCTCAAAGTTTGCCCGCAGTGTTGGGACCCCGATCAACCTCAACTTCAACTTGGTATGTACCCAGTTGACGACCCTCAAGGCGTGCGTGATCCAAGACCGGATACGACGTACATTACTTCAGGGCTTAGCGGTTTGCAGATTCAACAAGGTGGCGGCACCAGCGTTTTGCAAAACGGTGAGAATGAAGGCGGAAGCCGTATCATCCAATGGGGGTGGAATCCTGTCGGTGGTTCGGAGTTTTTTGATGCAGCACTCACGCCAAACAATTTGGCTTTGACCATTGCAATCGGTACAGTTACAATCGCTACAACGTAGGAGTTTATGATGGCTAAAAAACACGATGACGAAGCTCAGGACAAAAAGCTTATCAGTAAAATGATTAAGCAAGCTGAGAAGAAAGAACCTAAAGGTATGAAAAAAGGCGGCGTGACTGGTAAATCCATGCGTGCTGTGGGTCGCAATTTAGCACGTGCCCAAAATCAAAAACCTGGGAGCAAGTAATGGCTAAGAATAACAGACCTGCGTCTGAGTATGCACCACCACATACAATGAGTGGTAAAGCTGTTTCTGGACAAGAAGCAGTGCACTATGCAACAGACCCAAACACAATGAAAGCAAATGAGTTGACACCTGGTGGACAACCATCTCCTCGCGTAAGTATGGGGAACATTACAGCTCCTGCAAAAACCACAGGCATTAAGATGCGTGGTGCTGGGGCAGCTACAAAAGGCGTAATGTGTAGGGGACCAATGGCGTGACCTATACTGAGCTTGTAACTGCAATTCAGTCTTACACGGAAAACCAATTTCCGGCTGTATACCTTGCTGATGGGACGACACAATCTAGCACCTCGCAGATCAATCGTTTCATCGAGCAGGCTGAGCAACGCATTTACAACACGATTCAGTTTCCAAGTCTTCGCGCAAATAAGACAGGTGCACTAACCGCAGGAAATTCTTACTTATCGTGCCCCAATGATTTTTTATCGGTATATTCTCTTGCGGTTATTAACAACGGTACATACACTTACTTAATTAACAAAGATGTTAATTTCATTCGTGAGGGATTTCCAAGCACCAATTCTACGTACTATCAGCAACCGCAATATTACGCACTCTTTGGTCCCCAGTACGGCAATGTAGCTGAACTGAGTTTTTTACTGGGCCCCACTCCTGATCAGTCGTACTTGGTTGAACTGCATTATTACTATTACCCGCCCACAATCATTCAAGGTTCTATCACTGCTTTAACAATCGTCAACGGCGGGTCTGGGTACACCAATGGCACATACTATGATGTGCCCCTCACAGGCGGCAACGGCAATTCAGCAACTGCTACGATCACGGTGGCAGCGGGTATCGTCACAGGCATTACGCCAACGACTGGCGGTGCGTTGTATTCTGTAGGTGATGTTATTAGTGCATCGGGTTCTTCCATTGGAAGCGGCGGTTCTAACTTTACCGCATCTGTTAGCGCAGTATCAAACTCAACAGGCACCACATGGCTTGGCGATAACTACGATTCTGTACTTTTGTATGGAGCTTTGGTTGAAGCTTACACATTCATGAAGGGCGAAGCCGACATACTTGCTTTGTACAACGAGAAGTACAAGGAAGCGCTTATGGAAGCAAAACGTTTGGGCGATGGTCTGGAGAGACAGGATGCTTATCGTTCTGGTCAATATCGTCAGAAGGTAACATAAAATGGCATTTACTGGTAACTGGGCTTGCGACGTATTTAAGACCGGCATGATGAATGGGGTGTATAACTTCACATCTGGTAATTTCTACATGGCGCTTTACACTAACGCTGCTACGCTTAATCAGACTACGCAGTCTTATACCAACGCGGGTGAGACATCAGGTACCGGTTATACAGCAGGCGGACAACTTCTTGTCGTTAATCAAGTTCCAACAGTAGGGTCAAGTGGGGATACAGCGTATGTGTCTTTTGCCAATGCTGTTTGGAATGGGTCGATTAGTGCACGAGGCGCACTCATTTATTTGAATAATGGCACAACAAACCCAGCAGTTTGTGTTTTAGATTTTGGTTCTGCCAAGACATCTAACGCCACATTCACAGTTCAGTTCCCCGCCGCAACCAACACAGCGGCTATTATTCGGATTTCATAAGGAATTAAAATGACTAACGAACTTTCAAGTTTTGGTGACCACGCAGTGGCTACGCTTCAAGCTAACGCTAATATACCTGAAGGTATGGGGGTAGAGGGTTGGTACCACGTTGTTTGCCGCGATAAAGACGGTAACGTTAAATGGGAAGAAGGATTCCCTAATCTAGTAGTTGCTGTTGGTAAGCAGTTAATGCTAGACACGCTTCTTAGAACTTCAGGAACTTATACGACTGTTGGGCCATTCCTTGGTTTGCTTAATGCAAGCATTACACCAGCTGCAACGGATACTATGAGCACTATAGTGCCATCTAAGGAATTTATAGCGTACACAGTGGGCGGTTCTGCGGTTCGCGGTACAGCAGCTTTTGCTGCTTCGTCCTCTACAGGCGCTACACCTTCTAACGTAACATCTTCGACAGCCACGGCTGTTACTTACACAATCACAGGTAGCGGTGGTACGGTCTACGGTTGTTTCTTAGTTACAGGCACAGGCGCAGTAAACACACTAAGCAATGCAAGCGGTACTTTGTATTCTGAAGGAAA